GAAAGAATCCAGAGATGAATAAGCTTAAGCTTTTTAATTACTGGGTGCAGAATCTTGAGACTAAGAATAATACCCAGAAGATAGAGGAGCTCAGGGAATATATGCAAGACAAGCGGAGCAGACTAATACTAATAACATATGACGCTTTCTTATTCGACTATTCAGTACGAGATGGTAAGGAGTTCCTCATCAGAGTCAAGCAGATACTCGAAGAAGACGGATTCAGGGTAAAACACAAGCACTCAAAAAATTATTTTTTCGACTAAACCCAATATTTATTAATATCATGATAAAATTAATTTCTTTTTTAAAAGAGGACAACAAAATAAAATGAGATTATTAAGAGAAAATACAGTAAAATTAAAGTACAAAAATCTTGTTCTAGAAAACATAAAACAAGCCAAACAATATGTTAATACTGGTAAATTATCTCAGTCAGATTTTGAAACATTAACAAAAGCAGACCCAACCCCACAAAAGAAATTTGTAGGCTGGATGTCTAAAATATGGATTCAAGACAAACCAGATATAGATGATCTAAGAAATAGTATAGAAGAGTACAATACGTTTCTTAACAAAGGTAAAGCAAAAACTAAAGATATAAATCAGTTTAAATCCTTTGCAGACTTAAAATCAGAAGTAGATAAAATAAATAAATCTGGAGAATCCATATCAGTTAAAGACATGGAATCAGACTATGAAACAATAGTAGACAATAATGATCTATTAATAATGTCTCCTCATACACACGAAGCTTCACGTAAATTAGGAATATCCAAATTTGCTTTCAGAGATTGCAAAGGAGGAAAAGATTCAGCGTGGTGTACAACGTATAAAGCACCAGACCATTTCAATGACTATTATTATAAAAATGAAGTTACATTCTATTATATCAGAGTGAAGTCTTTAGACATGAAAGTGAGATTAGAACAAGCATTCCCTAAGAGATTTAAAAAACTTGAGGTGGTAGCTTTAGTTGTACTAAAAGACGGACGAATAGACGGATATGATGGTTTAGATAAACAAATAAGCAGCGGTGATATAAATAAATTTACAAATATAATAGGAATATCATGATAAAATTAATTTCTTTTTTAAAAGAGGATAACAAGATATTAGTCCCAAGACGTTCTCCTGAAGAACGCCAAAAGAACTATGCTATAGCTCTCCAAAAGAAAATTCAACAGTATATCAAAGATGGTGGAGTGGGAGATTTAAACTTAAGCGGCACTCCAATAACCTCTCTGCCTAATAACCTAGAAGTCGGTGGAAGTTTAAATTTAATGAATACTAAAATAACCTCTCTGCCTGATAACCTTAAAGTTGGTAGATATTTAGATTTAAGCGGCACTCCAATAACCTCTCTGCCTGATAACCTAGAAGTCGGTGGAAGTTTATACTTAAGAGATACTAAAATAACCTCTCTGCCTGATAACCTAGAAGTCGGTGGAAGTTTAAATTTAATGAATACTAAAATAACCTCTCTGCCTAATAACCTAGAAGTCGGTGGAAGTTTATACTTAAGTGACACTCCAATATCTAAAAAATACTCAAAAAAAGAAATAAAAAAGATGATTGAAGATAGAGGAGGAAATATTAAATTACAAATTTATATATAAAAAATTATCAACAAATAGTATATATTTATAAAAACAAGCAGGTTATGATAATGATCACGTTAACGCAAGACTCACTAATGAATAGGCTCTTTTGCAGCTTTACTTCTAAAGATAGACTCGAAGAGAGATTGGTTGAAATAAACAGTCAATATAAGATTCTATATAACAAAATATTCGTACTCGCATCTCCAGAGTCGGATGAGTACATGTGCACGTATAATATTGAAGTAGAAGGTCCTGAGACTAGAATGCTTAATAATACGATCCTACTTCACAGAAAGAAAGAAACAAATACCCTCTATACAATAAATGCCCTTAATACTCTAATCATAAGCCTTAATAATGGCATGATGGATAATAAGTTTCCAATTAATTGGGCAGAATATAGAAATTCTATGCTGCTTACACAAGGCTCTGAGTTCAGACGTCTTAATACAATCGTGCACAAAATAGTGGCGACTTCGTAGATCTATTTTTCTAGATCAATCTTAATGATTATATTCTTTTTATAAACAAATAGTTTAAAATATGGCAATTGATGTAAACGCCCTCAAGGCACGATTAGCTGCATTACAGAACCCAAAAGGCGCAAAAGGTGGAGATCAACCTAAGACGCTTTGGAGAGCAGCAGTAGGAAAGCACTCGGTGAGAATACTCCCGTCTGTTTTTGATAAGACAAATCCATTTAAGGAGATTTTTATCTACTATGGAATTAATAACAAGACAATGATGGCTCCTTCATGCTTTGGTGAAAAAGATCCTATAGCAGAGTTCACTCAGAAGCTGCGTAAGACTTCAGTAAAAGAAGATTGGCAAGCGGCAAGAAAGATGGAGCCGAAGATGAGGGTCATGGTACCGGTCATTGTACGTGGAGAGGAAGATAAAGGCGTTATGCTTTGGGAATTCGGTAAGCAAGTTTTCATGGAGCTTCTTGCAATCATGGAAGATGAAGATGTTGGTGATTACACAGATCCTATTTCTGGTCGTGATATTACTATTGAAACAACATCACCAGAGCAGAATGGTACAAATTATAACCAATCTAAAGTTCGAGTTCGTGGCAAAGTAACTCCACTATCAGATGATGAGAAACTAGTTAAAAAATGGCTTACAGAGCAACCTAATCCTCTAGAGACATATAAGCACTACTCTTATGATGATATGAAAGCAGCATTGCAAGCTCATCTAAATCCTGAAGAAGAATCAGAAAAACAGGAAGTACCAGCAGTAGTAGATAATGCTCCAGAAATACCAGGTGGAGATCTTCCTTGGGAAAAAGAAGAAGAAAAGCCAAAGAAAAAAGAGACTAAATCTTTTTCATTGAGTACTAAGAAGACAGATGCTGACAAGGCTATCGATGATCTCTTCAATATCTAATTAATATAAAAGTTATATGGCAAAAGCTACAAAAAAAGAGGGCCTCAATGGGGCTCTCTCTACAGCCATCAAAGGCGAGTTTAATCTGGACAAATTTAAAAAGTCCAAAAATCTATCAAGCACATCTGTAAAATTCAAAGAGACTAGATGGATACCTTTATCAAAAGCCTTTAGCGATACACTTCAGATCCCAGGCATACCAATAGGACATATAACACTTTTACGAGGACACTCAGATACTGGAAAAACCACAGCATTATTAGAAGCAGCAGTACAGGCTCAGAAAATGGGCATACTTCCAGTCTTTATAATTACCGAGATGAAATGGTCTTGGGAACATGCAAGATCAATGGGGTTGCAATTTGATGAAGTAGCTGATAGTTCAACTGGAGAAGTGGTTGATTATAATGGTTTCTTTTTATATATTGACAGAGAAAAGATGCAATGTGTAGAAGACGTAGCAGGATTTATGGCGGATATTTTAGATGAGCAGAAGAAAGGTAATCTTCCTTATGATATATGCTTCTTCTGGGACTCTGTAGGATCTATACCATGTCGTTTAAGCATAGAATCAAATTCCAATAATAATGAGTGGAATGCGGGTGCTATGAGTCAGCAGTTTGGTAATTTTATCAATCAGAGAATTATCATGTCCAGAAAAGAAAGTCAACCATATACCAATACACTCGTGGCAATTAATAAGGTCTGGGTAGCAAAACCTGAAGTGAGAATGGGACAACCAACTCTCCAGAATAAAGGCGGTAATACAATGTGGTTTGATGCTTCATTAGTAATTACATTCGGTAATATTGCAAAGGCAGGAACGAATAAGATCAGTGCCAGCAAGAATGGAAAGACAGTTGAGTTTGCAAAAAGAACAAGGTTAAGCTGTGACAAAAATCATATCACTGGAGTTACAGCGGCTGGAAGGGCGATCATGACAGTACATGGATTCATAAATGATGATAAAACTGACAAGAAAGATATTGAAAAGTACAAGAAAGAACATTCTCATGAGTGGTTAGCAGTACTTGGATCTATAGATTTTGATGTAGTAGAGGAAGAAGATAGTAATGCAAGCATGATAGATAATTCAGAAGAATAAAACTTAAAAACATGGCCACAAATTACCAAGATATCCTCGATTCATTGACGAACGAGAAGGAGGACTTGAGCATAAATTCAAAGGTCTTCATAATAGACGGACTCAACAACTTTTTAAGGTCCTTTGCAATGATCCAGCATGTAAACCCAGCAGGACAACATATAGGAGCGCTAACTGGATTTCTTAAGTCAATGGCGTATGGAATGAGACTGGTAAGGCCAACACGAGTCATAGTAGTATTTGATGGTAGAGGTAGCTCAACAAATAAACGTTACCTCTACCCTGA